AACAAGAGACTTATCGATATCAAAGGTTTACAGAATGAAAGACCTATACAATGTTACTAGTGCGAAACCATCAACAATCTATACATGGATAAGAGAGGGTTATTTTCCTAAACCTAAGAAGATGCAACGCATTTCAGTTTGGGATAAAGATATTATTGATAATTGGGTAGAAGAAAAATTAAAAACTTAGTGGTTGGGTTAAGGCTACTTCAACACAAGATGTGCTAATTCAATCTAACAAAAACACAAGATAGGGTTGTTTTTAGAAAAAAAATGACTACAATGGGAGGTGGATAACTATGTCTACTGAAAACCAAAGAATAGAAGAAATCATATCCACCCTTAATACTCGCAGAGAAACTAATCGACTTAACTACTATAAACCTTATGATTTTCAATCAAGGTTCCATGATAGCGGATCAGAGGCTAATCAAAGATTGCTTATGGCGGCTAATAGGGTTGGTAAGTCCTATGTAGGGGCTATGGAGATGGCTATCCATTTGACAGGCGATTATCCTGAGTGGTGGAAAGGAAAACGATTTAAAAGTCCTGTAAGGGCTTGGGTATGCGGAGCGAGTAATGAAACAACCCGTGATATCTGCCAAAAAGAATTATTTGGGCAACCAGACAACCCAAGAGATAAGGGCAAAGGATCTATCCCTAAACATCTCATTGGTGAGACGACAAGAAAACCGGGTGTACCCAATGCGCACTCCTCGGTCCTTGTAAAACACAAATCAGGTGGGTGGTCTCGTGTTGCCTTTAAAGCCTATGAAATGGGTGCTGAAAAATTTATGGGGGAGAGTATTGACCTTATTTGGCTCGATGAAGAACCTCCTCAAGACATATATTCACAATGTATTACAAGAACATTGGATAGGAGAGGCCAAGTTTATCTTACCTTTACGCCTGAATCAGGTATGACAGAGGTAGTACAGAATTTTACAAGTGATCTTAAAAAGCAACAAGCATTGATTACAGCAGGTTGGGAAGATGCAAAACATCTAACTGACGACATGAAAGAGCAGATTTTACAAGCCCTACCACCTCACGAGCGAGATATGAGGTCAAAAGGTATACCGATGATAGGTTCAGGACTGGTGTTCCCAATAGATGAGGATAATCTTGCATGTGAGCCTTTTACGATACCGAAACACTTTCCAAGGATTGCAGGACTCGATTTTGGTTACGATCACCCGACTGCGGTGGTTTGGTTAGCCTGGGATAGGGATAAAGACATTGTTTATGTCTATGATTGCTATCGTATGAGCAAACAAATACCAAGTTATCATGCAAGTCATATCAATGAACGGGAAGGTAGTGATTATATACCAGTAATCTGGCCCCATGACGGCTATCAACACGACAAAGGTTCGGGTATCACTCTAGCCGAGCAATATCGTGATGCTTATGTCAATATGCTGCCTTTCCACTTTGAAAACCCACCTGCACTAGGTGAGAAAAAAGGTGGTAATAGCGTAGAAGCAGGGCTTATGGAGATGCTCGATAGAATGGAGCATGGACGATTTAAAGTATTCAATACCCTTTATGACTGGTTTGAGGAGTATCGAATGTATCATCGTAAAGATGGGAAACTGGTCAAACTCAAAGATGATCTTATGTCTGCAACACGTTATGCAGCCATGAGTCTCAGACATTCAACAACACAAAATTCAAGATGGAACACAAAAGGTAAATTAGGACCTGATGTAGCCATCGTATAGGAGATAATTATGCCAGGTGAAAAGAGAAAAGGTAGACAAATGGGCAGAGAAATGAAAGGCGCAATATCACAAGGCGAGAGAGAATTTTTAAAAGCAATGGCACCAGGGCTGACAACACCCGCACAAAGACAGCTTATGGAAGAAATGTTAAGACAATCACCGCCTCTAATCAGAGGAATGAACTCTCAAACAAGAATTGATATGCTCAAACAACCAAAATTTAGGAAATAAGTATGATAGGACCGCTAATAAGAGCAGGAGTTTCTGCTGCAAAACGATTTAAGATGAAAAGAAATGCAAAGAAATTTGAGAAAGATTTGAAGAAAAATGAGCATGTTGGCGGATTTGTTCCTAAAAAACAGATAGAAAAGTTCAATCTTGAAAGAAAAGGCAAGAACCCAGTCGATAGGTTTTTAAAGAAATACACAGATTTTTACGATTAGGAGATAACATGGCAGTACCATTATTAGCACCAGCAGCTTTACTTGGCAGAATAGTAACAAGCATTGGCAAGAAAGTTGCACAAAATAAAATTAAAAACCCAAAAGTTATAACAGAAAATATTATAAAAAAACACGCTGACAAAAGTGTTGTGAATCAATACAACAAATTAAATAGATATCAGAAAGATGAAATTATTAAATCATCGAATGTAGGCTTTAAAGGCAAAAGCAAAACATTGGATAAAACATCTCAAAGAATGAGTAAAATTGAAAAACAACTTTCTAGTGCGCAAAAATTCGTTAAGAAGTATACAAATAGATAGTGATTAGTATTCTAGCAATATCTAATAAATTACGACAAATCGACAACAAGTTAGAAATATTAAATGAAAAGGTAATCAAACTACAAGGTAAGGCAGAAGGTCTACTTGAAACACTAAAGGTAAAAAATGGCAGAACAACCAAAAAAAATAACTGATGATGAATTAATCGCCCAACTGAACAACGAAATAGAAGGCGCTACCGGTTACGCAAACTCAGAACTGTCAGATCAAAGAGAACAGTCAATGAAATACTATCTCGGAGAGCCTTTTGGTAATGAGATAGAAGGCCGATCTGAAATCGTTACAACTGATGTAAGAGATACCATCGAATACATAATGCCATCATTGATGCGTATATTTACGACTCATAACAATGTTGCAGAGTTTGAGCCTGAAGGCCCAGAAGATGTAGAAATGGCAGAACAGGCTACTAATTACGTCAATTATGTCTTTAATCGCCAAAATAACGGATTTAAGGTGCTTTATGACGCTTTCAAAGATGCTTTGATATCAAAAACAGGTGTAATTAAGCATTATTGGGAAGAAAAAGAAGAAGTAACGACAGAATCTTATACAAATTTGACTGAAATTGAGTATCAGTCGATTCTTGCAAGTGATGAATTAGAGGTCGTTGAACACACAGAAACCATAATACAAAAAGCTCAAGTAGATGATATGGGAACATTAGTTAGCCCAGAGGTCATAACACATGATGTCGTAGCCAAATGCTACAAAAATTCTGGGCAAGTAAAGGTTATAAGTGTTCCACCAGAAGAATTTTTAGTATCACGCAGAGCAGCATCACTAGAAGATGCTAGTTTTGTGTGCCATAGAGTCAAAAAATCAGTAAGTGATCTTATCGAAGAAGGTTTTGATCCTAAAATTGTTAATCAAATACCAGGATATTCACAGTCTGAGGCCGAACTTAATGAAGAAAGATTGGCAAGATTTAGCTTTGATGATGATTCTGTGCCTCCATCTGAAGGAGATGGGGCAACAAAGAAGGTTTGGATAGACGAATGTTACATGTATATAGACTTCGATGGCGATGGAGTTGCTGAACTTAGAAAGATTACTAAAGGCGGACACTATATCCTAGACAATGAGGAAATCGACATGATTCCTTTCTCTACAATCTGTCCACTACCTATTCCACACAAGTTTCACGGCATGTC